ATGCAATTAATAATCCCATCCATTGCATGGTTCATTGCTGAATCCATTTTTGTGGGAAGAGATATAAATTTAATAAATATTAGATATGGAGCCATCTACGCCTTCTGGTTCCTTTCCGCACTCTTTGCAGTATCTATTGCTTATACTATTTGTCACTCAATAAGCAAACAATATTCTGCGGTGCTTTATTTACTGTTCTTTAGTATATCTCTTGCATATGGAGATGATTGGAATATGGACAAAATTAAATTTATGGCCCCTTATTTTATCGCTGGTATATTCGCCCATCGCATTTTAGACTTCGCCTCTAAAAATAGGCACAAACTTGGTGTCTTATCCGTATTAACATGGATTGGTATGCTTCTCCTATGGAATAGGGAGTATTATATTTACATATCTAAAATGACATATGATAATGTTGATTTCTGGCATCAATCATTCATTATTATATTTCGCTACTTCATTGGCTTCGCCGGAAGCATGTCGCTTATATATGCATATACATTTTTATCAACGAAAAATAATTTATTTATACGAACCACATCCTTTGTCGGTATTTACACATTTCCTATCTATATAATTTCGTCGTTTATTTTTTACAGAATAGAGGCATACGTGAACATTAATAACCTATGCGAAAATCCACTCATATATAACCTCATCATAACCCCTTCATTTGTTTTCCTTATTGTAACCACCTGCATAATTGTAGCAAGGTTATTGAAAACCAACAAATACACCTCACACATTTTATTAGGAGGTAGGCAAATATAAAGGTATTAAGAATATTTTTGCCAATAGATAATAGCGAAAATGGGGTATGATGATGTATTATTTATCTATTATACCCCATTCAAATTGTCATGTATTATTCCCGTACAACCTGTAAATTATCATCACTGATACCGTCATCGATCATCAAGTCGCCAGCATCTTTGACGATTTACACTAAAGATTTCTACACTGGTTGCAGCGGCCAGGTGATATCCGGCGCAGTTGATGTATCCACTTTCGTCAGTGCATAGCGATATTTCTGCCATGCTGCCAGTCGCGGCACGTCAGCGTCATCGATATAACCGCCCGCCAGCGCATCAGCCAGCGGGGCGATAACGACTGACGCTTCTGCCAATAGTGCTGCTTTTTTCACATCTGCTACCGCAACGAGTTCATCATGAGCCGGTGGCGGAATATCCCCCCATGCTGGCATTCCGTCATTCCCGGCAACACGCACCTTACCTGCGGGAGGGTTGATGAATTGCTGAAAAATATCTTCATTCACATCATGGCCCGACTCCGGCCACATCCCTGCTTGTTCATACTCATTCTGTAGCTCATACGGATAAAATGCGTTTGTTATTGCGTCATAGCGATACGTTCTCATACCTATTCCCCCACTACGATAGCGCTACCACCAGTGCTCACATTTGTATTTCGTGAAATGATATTCGTTGCAGTACACGTCCCGGCTATTGTGCCAACTCCGCCTGACCCTGGTACATAATCGGACGTAATTGCCCATCCTATTGCGCGATTTGGAAATGGAATGGGTAGCGGGCTTGTAATATCCCCAGGGCCATTGGCTATTCCCCGCCACTGCAGAATCCTGCCTCCTGGTAATTTCTGCCAGCCGGAGCCAGAGCTAAAAGCGTTCATGTCAGGAATTTGATTTGTGCCAGTCCCAACGTCGCGTTGTGCGGCGGTTTTCAAACCAAGGTATTGGAGAACCGCAGCGATATCAGTTTTGCCGATGATGTCCCTACCTACTTGCGTCAGGTCAGCCAGTGCCGCAGTGTCATCACCGTTGAAGTACGGGAGCTTATTGGCCACACCAACAAGACCAGCAAGAGCTGTTAAGGTTGCGTCGAGGGGTTGTATTTTTTCTGGCAATGCTGACCAGTTCGCGCCTGGTGGAGTGCTTGTATTGCTCGCCACCAAAGACTGATAAACAACCCCGCTCAACGAAACTAAAGCACCTTTACCATAAGAGAACGCAGATCCACCATTATCTGCACTGGTAATAAAAGGTGCGACGCCACCTGACTGAATTTCATTAATTGCCTGAGTTATTCTGTTGAATAACCAGTTCATCTTATCGCGTTCAATTCGTTTTGCTGATGGGTCAGTGGCAGGATCCAAAGAGTAAGCCTGACCATACCCCTGTGTCATATTTACACCGCCTCCAGCATCAGTATCAGGCACGGCAGCTTTATCCCCTGATGATGCAAAGGGGACCTTAATAAATGAGGTCATATTAACTCCCAAATTGTGAATTATTCTGATCGAAATTGAGGTTATAGTCAGCAAACCCAAAAGCATCTCGTGGTTTAACAAGATGGTTGAATTTGACGCCTGATGGTCTGGGTATAAGGTCGAAATCCTGAAGGAGCCTCATCATGATATCTGGAAGGATAATCTGATAAACAACGGTTATAGTCATATCCTGCCCATCAAGTGCGTAGACATCCTTCCCGAACACGTCATATAAAGCATGGTTTATGGAAGGCATTGAGCCATCGGAAGTTATCTGCCACCAACGCATGCGAAGTAATTGTCGCTTTTGCTCGACCGTAAGTTTATTTACTGAGTCAACATCAACCGCGAAGTTACTTCTGCCGAAATTCAGGCCAATATCTGCAAATCCAAATGCTGGATAGTTTGCGGGGCTCGCTTTTGATTCGGTATACAGAGGTAGGTTAAGGATGATTGCCCAGACATTCAGCCCGAAATCATTCGCAGTAAACAGATTGAACACATCCCTTTCCCACGAGGTCCAGAAAACCTGATGATTATCGCCATACCATTTCTGCTTCAGGTTAAAAATATTCACCAGGTTCGGTGACTGATCATACTCCCACTTTAAAACCTTCATCAAATCCAGAGAGAAGTCGAACCGTTGAATATTCATGTTGTCACCACAAGAATATCGTCAACCTGAATAGTAGCCTTTTCGTTTAACCCTATCGCAATATCATCTTTTGACCAGGTCGGGGCAGTTGCTTTATTCGCTATATCAACGCTTTTAATAAATATTTGAGGTGAGGCAGTGTTAGCTGCGGCTGACAATTCGAACGGAGATACGTCTGTGCCGAGAGTAAACCCTTCTTCTCCATTATCGAGTTGCCCGTTTGCATATTTCACGATGGTATCTTTGATAAGCGAAGTTGGATCGCCTGTACCAACACCTTTAGAGACAACCGTAAATTTCGCCATAACAGGCTTGGCTATAGGCCTGTCAAACTTGACTGTTGATTTCTGCCCAGACCAGGCATCTGTCACATCAACACTTACAGCCCCATTCCACGCAGCCCCACCTGTTTTAGAGCGATAGAGTGCTGCTGCAACTGCGGCATCTTCGCCGCCATCAACACATGCCCAGACTGAATGACCAATAAGGCTAATCCCATCAATCGTTTTAGTTGTGTTGTCTACGTTCTCACGAAACGACAGCGAATTAACCCCTACCACCGCCCTGACATTTGAATAGACAGCCTCTCCAATGGATCGACCTTGAATGGCCAGAGTCTGGCGCCGTTCTTTCCTTGCTGACAGGTCTGACTGCTCTTCAGTACCCATTGTCCCGGCAACCGGATTATCCGATGTTTCCCAGCCCACAGACGTGTACCCAACGACAGGGTCTTTCAGCGTATGAGCTGGGCAAGGAATGGCTCCTGGCTCCAGAGCCTGAAATATACCGGTTCCTTTCCCTGAGTTATCCAGCGCGACGGTAGAAAGCAGCTCAAACAGATTTCCATTTGATGAACGCCTCGAGCCGGACGGTATCACCACGCCTGGGACACCAGTTAGCGCGACACCATCGACAAGCGTATATGTTGAGGCCCGGCGCTTCCCTCCTGTTAGCGCCCAGATATCATCCAGGAACAGGCCGCCTGCATAGTTGGGGTTAATCTGGTTTGCTACAGCAGCATTGTTCGCTACAACTTCAGAACGAACTGCAACGTCGCTGGCGATGATCATGCCCTGCGGCGTGTCCGGCGTAACGTCCAGATCGCTGCCAAAAGTGGATTTCCACTCATTCTCTGTATCAGTCAGGATTTGCGATGTATCCGGGACAATCACACCTTCTGGCGAGAGGTATTTATATGATTCCACTTGCGCTCTCCGTTCCGTAAATCGTTCTTATCTGGGCGGTGTAACTCAGCGTATCGCCGTTTTTTTCGAAATTGATGTTCCCCACCCCTTCGACGCCTGGAACGGTCTTGTAGACCTTTCGCAGGAACATGTCGTACAAGCTAATGTCTGGTTGGGACCCCAGCGCAATATCGAAGAACGGGATACCGCGCGACTGCGCGTACGGCAACTCAGTTAGCTTTGTCCTGGCTACGTGTTCGCACGTCTGAATGACGGCCTGTAGGCCAGTAGCCATTGCGATGTTTCGGGAGTTATCCAGGTAGATATCAAAGTCATTGTTGGTGGCTAATGTCTTCATGGGTTCTTCATCGGCCCTACGTTGCCGCCCTCCGGATTGGTATGGACGTGACCAAACGTATTGATGGTGCCGTCAGTGAATTGTGGTGCTTTGATCGGCTTATTGGACTCAATACCGCTTTCAGTTATCGACACGACAGTGGAGCCCGCTGTCAGCACTATGCTACCTGGCTTAACCGCTACTGATGTCGTACCGTCGATAGTCTGTAGCGTGGCAGCTGTACCATCGCTGACAACAAAGTCCTTCATTACATCCGGTATAAAGACGCCGTCCTCAAAACAGTGAAGCCGGGTTGTATTGCCCGGCTCCGCTTCATAACTCTGCAGGAATAACGACATATCCCTGTCACTTGCCTTTATCCATCCCAGGTCGCCTGGTTTTATCGGAAACGTAAGACACATACCACCGCCACCGATTGTCAGCACCGGAACCTCTGCAGGTGCCATGAGTGGATTCAGGGAGCCGTCCGTCATTGTGACTTTATAGAGAATTTCTATTTGCGCCCGATTAACCGGCGGGGGGTTATACGACACGATTCTTGCCGGCAACATGTCATCGACATCTAGCAAAAACTTTCTCAGCACCAGGTCCATCGAGCCGGAAAGGCTGTCACTTTGTCCCGGCTTTTGGCTTGGAGTTGGATTTGGCATCAGCTTTCTTCTGCGCCTCGCGTTTTTCGGCTATTGATGTGATGTTGTCGTTGTTGCAGGACAGGTCGAGATACCAGTCATTTTCGTGCGTCGCCAGGCTGGCTGCCCAGTTGTAAATCACGTACTGACCATTTGCGGCTTTGTTGACCGAGGACTGAATTTCAATCTGCTGCCCAAGCTTTACTGACGGGTCGAACAGCATGCGCACCTTAACGCCTTTATCATCCAGAACCGGGTTGCCAATCATTCCGGTAGCCGACGAGATTACCCTCACTTCGCCCTTCATTCCTTTCCCAAGGTCTTTAACCACCAGGAAATCATCGTCAATAAAGCAGTCTACATCGCCCACCTGCTCAAGTTTTTGTATCTGCTTGCCGACGGGTCCGTTATAGACGTAGTTGGCAACAGTCTTGTCTTTGGCCTCAAACCGCAGAGTAAGGTCGTAGTCTTTCGCCACCCCCTTACACAGTTCGGAGAGCTGGGTTGTTTTCGGAGACGAACGCGACGCCCATTTGTACTTCGCACCATTCTGGGTTAAAGCCTTCATGGTGAGTCGGCGATCAGGCGGCATGCTGGGTTCAGCCAGAACAACATCACCGTTATAGATAGTCTCTACACCAGTGGACTGACGACCGGCCATCACGGTGATCAACTTTGGCTTCTTGTTTGGATTCCAGGGGGAAGTTTCGGTGACGAGATAATCAATGGTTTCAAGAAGGAGGTTGTCGAGTGTTATCTGGCAGCTGTTCTGTTTTCCATCTGACGTTTTAACAATCTTCGCCGTGGCGGCCGCGCCTTCGTAAAACTTCATCTGCCCGTTAATCTCGATTCCAATTTTTAGCACACGGCCATCAAGCATTGTCGATCTCCTCATTCGTCATCCAGACAAAAACATCGCTCCCCTCAAAAGATGTGTAGTACGGCAGCTCGTCATTGTCGGTGATGATGAAAAAATTACCGTCATTGAGGTAACGCGATGGAATGATTGGCGCACTGGCAACCGCACGGCGATTGTTGACGATTACTGTGCCATCGCGAGTGACTGAGACCGCCATGATGCCGTTGCACTCTTTGAGGGATAGCTCATACAAAGCGCCCTCGAGGACAACGGAAAGTGATTGCCTTGGGAAAGACTTCAATGGGATTTGCTTCATCAGAACCAGTCCTTAATATCCTTCGCCACAGAGCTGGACTTTGTTTGAGTGGCTGGAGAAGCATCTGATGGGCGTTTCTGCCCCTGCTTCACTGTGTCGGCATCAGATTTGGCCGTGCCTCCTGTTTTTGCAGACTTGCTGGACACCGCAACCTCTTTGGCAGGCATCGTTTCAACGGTCGATGTGAACCACTGAACCTCTTTTAGGGTTAGCGTTACAGCTACCGTGTCACCAAGGTCTGGCGCCTCATCGTGCGGCATGTCGGTGATAACCATATCCGCGTATGACGATGCGCGGGTCTGTACGATCAGCGATGTACTGTTGACGTAAGCCTGCTCAATGTCGCCATACACCGAACCATACGCATCTGCCGGGATAAACATCGTGAGCTGCGCGACGTTAGGTTTGATGATTTTAAAGTCAGCGATGGTGTTACCGGTTTCCAGCGGATGCTCACACAAATCGGAAGAACGATTCAACGCGGCGCGCATAGCACGGCATTCAGTGAACATCTGAGCGCCAAATTCATCCGTTATCCGTACAACATCCACAGCAAATGAAGACATCACCATGTTGTACGATGACAGGGATCCGGATGCGGTATTCATCAGGTCAGAGAATGAAGACATTAATGGCTCCTTCCATCGTCATATTGGTTTGCCATATCTCCGTAAGCATTCTTCAGCCCATCGGTCATACTGCTGGCAATACCCTGCGCGTCAGTGGCCTGCGTGGTCACTTCGACCTTGGCGACATTGACGTTTTGTGTGTTACTGACCCTCGATGAGCGGCCTGCGCCTGGATTTGCCGGTATTGCCGGGGCATTGGCAATATCCTGCATAGAGCTGTTTGCGGCCTGCACTGACGGCATTGGTTGTTTGATTGGATTAACGTCATCAACCACGCCGTCTGGCGTAGGCTGTACCGATTTCGGTTCGTCCTCTCCCTTCACGGCGTTGATCGCCTTTTTCATGAAGTCAGGCAACTTGTCATAGGCGGCCTTGCCTGCGTTTGATACGGCGTCTGAAATGTAGGCTCCTATCTGGGAGAAGATGTTCTTTACCCATGACAGCAGGTCATTGAATACTTTCTTGGTGTCAGCGGTGAGTTTCTCCCATGCACTGTTGAGAGCCTTTCCTATGGCATCGCCAGCATCGACTACACCCTGAACTATCTCATCCCAACTGGCCTGCAGCTCTGCAACCAGCACATCCATGAATTGTGAAGGATCGGAAAACAGGAGTTTCAGCGCCTCCCATGCCCCCAGGAAACTTTCTTTCACATTCTCTAAGACACCGGCTAGCGCAGGGAACTTCTGTACCAGATCACCGATGACTGATTCGCCGCCGTTGAAGTACTGCCAGAGGTCTTCCACTACTAGGCCCAGAGCAGCAGCGACAGCAATGATTGGAATAAATGGAGCCATCGCACCCCATGCCGCCGCCGCCATTCGCCATAATGAAGCGGTCAAGGCGGGAATAGCTACGGTTGCAAGCGCTCCAAAGAAGGTGAATAGGAAAACTTTATGCTCACGCCCCCACGCGATTACCTTTTGAGTTGTTTCAATTAACAATTCGAGGGCCGGAGTTACACTCATTGCTATCTGATCAGCAAATCGCGAGAAGATTGTATTTAACTCGTTTTGCGCCTGCTTGAATCGCTTAAGTTGCTCTACGTCTTTTTCGTTCAGGACGCCCAACTCTTTCTGCAGTTGGATTTGCTTTTCCAGTGCCTTGCGCCCATTCAGCATGGCGGCAATAACGGCATTGTCCGTAATGCCAAGTTGCTTGATCTGGAAAGTGGCCTGCTGTTTATCCATCTTCGACATCGTGTCGGATAACTCGAGCAACGCCTCATCAGCAGATTTGATGTTGCCTTTGACATCCTTCAGGCTGACGCCAAAAGTTTTGAATGACTCAGCCTTCCCTGATTTTGCATCGGATGCCGCCTCACCCATCGCCTCGTTAAGGTCGATCATGGAGTCACGAAATCCGTCAGCATCTACGCCAAGTGCCAGGAACGTCCTAGACAGGGCGTCATATTCGCCGATATTCACACCAACTGTTTCAGCAGCCTGAACTTTGGCTAACATTTCAGCTGTATGATCAAGCATCGCATTGAGCGATAAGCCAGCCCCGGCTATACCCAGGGCGCTTACTGCGAGTTCTTTAAAGCCATCGCTAGTTAACCCTGCTTTTTGCAGCACGCCATCAAACATGCCAAGCATGGATTTATGAGCACTGTTAGAACCGTCCTCTACATCTCCAAGCGCACGGTCAGTGTCGCGCAATCCGCGTAACGCATCACGGTTATCTGTTTCCAGGAGAAATACAAACGTGTCGAGAATGCCCATGCTGGCTCCAATAAAAAACCCCGCAGAGCGGGGTTGTTAACTTATAAAGAAATGGCTATTTACCAAACAACTTAGCGAAGAAGCCTTTTTTGGGCGGAACTTTCTCCTCTTCGTCGAAGAAGTCGATTATGGGTTTAGACGAACAACGGCAATCCCACTCCCTTCCTGGGAAGATATTAATTCCGTTAAAGTTAGCGCCCTCAGAAAGATTGAATTTTTTCGATGCCAACTCCGCATGCTCACACACGGCACCACCATAAATCCATTCCCCACTCTTGACGCCAGCCTTTAATAACTTATTAATGTTTGCGTAGGATACATATTTGCAGCAAAATCTAGCTGCAATAAATCCAACTTTCTTAGCGTTTATTCCTGAATATCTCTCGATTAAAAGTGCCGATAACTCTTGAGACCCACCCCAAGACTTAAGGACCGCGAGTTCAAGCTCTGACATTTCAACTTGAAACTTATCAAAATCCATTTCCAGAAAATCGTTAGCTATTTGGGCGGCGAGAGAACTATCTATGCCGTGTTTTTCTACCAAGTCAGAAATAATCTCATCCATCATGCTCTCTTCCCGTTAACAGATATCGACGTCATAACTGCCTTCTCTTTGGACTCCAGCAATGGTTTTTTATCTTCACCTAACTTGCTGAAAGTGCATTTTGCTGAACCAGGAACCGTGGCACCAAAAGAGTTTTTAGCATGGAACACCATGTCAACACTGTAACCGTCAGTAGTGCTGGTCGTAATGGTGTTTGATCTGTCAGCGTCGAAGCTGCTTGGATCTTTGATTCTTTCTTTAACTTCGGTAGTGCATATCGCGATCATCATGTCAGAGATGTACTGGTTATCTCTGGGCTGATTTGAGCACGACCTCACAAACGAGATAGCCACCAGAACAATAAAGATCGTTGACCCGTAGTAAACAACCTTTTGCCCTAACGTCCGCTCTACTTTACCGCCGCCTTTTATGTAATCTCTTCGCTGCCTGTACGGCATTTTTTTGAAGTCAGAATATTTCACGACCATCCTCACCAATGGCATTGATATCTCCGTAAAAATATCACAGGCGGCGAAAGCGGTATGAATTTTCGATCTCAACTTCGTTTTTTATTGATCTGCTCCATTGCCCACCACTCGTTAAACCGTGTAGTCATGACAATTTCCCAAAGGCTAAAGGCCTCCTCCAGCGTGACGGAGGTCTTCAGTTCTGTCAGGGTTGCTTGTCCTGCCGAGAGGATTGTTGCAATGAACTGGTCAGCGTTGACGTAATCAACTTGATCATATTCTGCACGATACCGCCGGAGGAAATGGAGCGGGTGAACTTTTCGAAAAAAGAGAAGTTATACTCGAGCAACTCTTTCTCAAGACGCATCAACGCTTCGCCGTCCGGCACATGGTTATCAACCAGAGCCGCAGTGGTCAGGCGAATGGTTGAGCCGTCATCCAGTACGCGATCAACGAACGTCATCGCCTTGAGCATGATCTTCTCACTCTCAGCGTACTGGTTCTCTTCCCACTGCTTCGCCAGTGCCGCAATCGAGGTTGGATACTTCGCGGCAATCTCCCGCGCTGCAATGGCAGGAAACTTACCGATGATAAACGGTACATCGTTACCGGCCCGGTCTTTCACCGTGACGTTTTTCGCTTCCAGTAATTCAGCCACGTTATACCTCTACCCGGCTCATGCCTTCAAAGCGGAAGTTATATACCTTCGATTTCATACGGCCCGCTGACGCTACAGCGTTACCCGGGAGACCATCAAAAATGATACCCGGCGTAAGCGTAATGGTGGAGCCGTTCGGATACGTACCGACGATGGTGATGGTGTCTTTTGCGGGGCGCTTACCGCGAGCAGCACGGTTGGCTTCAAATACGACTGCCAGATTTTTGTCATCTTCACCGCCGGGGATCACCGCAATTGCCAGAGGAATTGGGTTAGCCTTAGACCAGTGAACCATATCGCCGTTGAGCCCCATAGCTGCATCGTTGATCTGCAAGGTTGGCAGATCGAATGGGTCAGCGTCATCAGGGAACTCAGTGATCGTGAACCCGGAAGGATACGTCTTGCTCGCGATGACGCGAACCTGTAGGCCAAAGCCTGCGATGTCTTGCATCTGTTATCTCCAGAAAAAAGGCTGCGCACGGCAGCCTTATCAGGTTCGTTAAATCAGGATATCCCGACCGGTTATTTTGTTTACTGCATCGGCCTTCGAGTAGACCAGCAGATAGTCGATAACGTATTTGATAGTGCCGTTCGTCTGCGACTCCTGCTGCACGGAGGCATCAAGCCAGTAGCCAATTGACTGCACCTGGTGCCAGGCCAGCGGGTCACCAGTGATTTGGGTGACGTAAGCCTTCTGCGTAACCGTCAAATCCTTCTCGGCCTTAATAGTGCCGTTGAACTGCGCGCGCGGGATTGGCGCATCATCACCGCCGTTAAGAAGGCTGATCACGATAGCGCGCCCTTCTTCCGTTGCCGGGATGATTGGCAATGACAGAAGACCAGACATCAGCACTGCGGTCGCGGCCGATTTAAACCACTGCTCGTTGGCATAAACGTTCATCTGCAGCGGATCCGTATTGGTGCCGCACAGATAGCCGTTCTGGTAAAAATCGATGGCCTGGCCTGCGTTCTTCGTGCGCCCGTAGTAGTTCACGCGAGTGTCAGTGTCGATCGCATTGGCGTCAGTATTACTATCAACCTTCGGAGTGATACCTGACACCTGCTGGAACATGTAGTTCTGGCTGGCGTTGCGCTGTTTGTAGTCGGTGGCGCCAAGGATAATGCCGGGAATTTGTTCATCAAACTCTGTGTTGGCGTCGTTGACGATGGTCATCGCGCAGCCGCTATAGGTTTGCAGCGTTCCATACCATGCGCCGTAATCAGCCATTGTCACCGGCACCAGGTACATGTATTTAACGTTCTGCGTTGCGTTCCACGCTGCGATACCCTGCACGATGTCATGAGTAAGCGCGGTGCCGCAGAAAGCGAATGAGCCGTAATTGTCGCTAATTTCATCCGCCTCGATCACATAATCGAGAGTGGTTGTGGCATTTGACCCCGGAGAGGTAACCATACCTTTCGCGATGGTCCAGCCAAGGTTGTCGGCGATATCGACACCGGTCCCCGCAGCAATCACGTTTACAGCCGCAGGAACATCATGACCAACAAACGACGCGTTGAACCTTTGCTCCAGAGAGTCGTAAGTAACCGTCGCACCGCCGAGAATACCCCGGAGTTTGGTCTGGATAGCGGCTGCCACATCAGCCAGAGCTACAGCTGAAGAGAAGTCGAGATCGTCAAGCAGGTAATCAGACTGGCCAACAGTGATACGAACAACACCGTCAGTGATGGCCTGCCATGTCGCGATGGTTGTCATCGGAGTACCGCCGACAATCCCCGGTGCAGCCGCAGAAGAAGCATCACTGTAATGCGCGAAGGAGAGTTTTTTTGCCTTGGTGATAATTTTCGACACAAAGCCAAAATACAGCGCAGCGCGTTTGTATTCCTCAGACGCGGTACCAAAGGTAGTGGCAACATCGTTAATGTCGGTAAATTCCATCACTACGCCAGCAGGAACCTTCGTGTCCTTCGTGAACAGGCGAAGGATAAGCTCGCGCTCTTTAACGGCCGCGCTGCCTCCTACGCCGGACGTAATGTCCACGTATTTCTTGATAGAGATGCTCATCAGCAATCCTCGTTAAACGCGGTATATTCCGCTGGTGATTTGCTCAACCTTGCCCACGTCATGGGTTAGTGTGAGTTTGTGACAGATGATCAGATCGAAGCTAGGGACGTTCTCCCACTGCTCGGCCTCGTTCTGAATGTAATTGGAGGTTATGGGCTTCACTACCTGCATGCCCATGCCCGCGGCTTTTAGCGCAGTGAGCATCGAATGACTTTGAAGAATCAGCGAGGCGGTTGTCAGCACCCCCTGAACTGTCGGTGTATCGACGGTTTCGTCTTCGGGCTTCACGAACGGCAGCACCGCGTTAAACTGAATGGTCTCAGCAACGTTCTGGTGCTCAATTAATTCCGGGTTGCCGCTCGTCACCCTGGGCTTTCGGGACTGCCAGCCGACACGCTCACTGGAAATGTGGTGCATAATGATAGCAGGAACGGCCGGCGGCCCGGTCGACACACCGGAATAGCTCTGCATCACCCGTACCGTCATCCCCTGCCCGGCAAAGCCAGCGATGAGTACTTCGCGAATGAGTTTATAAATTTCGTTCATTGCTTCACCGCCACCAGTTGGGTCCACCCATCCTGAACCTTCCAGTTTGTTGGCTGAATGATTTCCCACTCAGCGGCATTCCAGAGGATTACGTCTGCCGCCGCTCCGCGATACGCCGAGTTAGCAGAAGTCTGTATCCATGCGCCAATGTACTCGCGCCCGGTGGTCAGGCCGAATTGCTGAATGTCGCGGAATGACAGAGGCTGAACGGATGCACCATAAAGAGCCTCAGGAGCGCTGTACGCGTTGATGGTTTTACCGTAGTCATTCTCTTGTTGACCAAGAAAGCGCTTAATCTGGACGCCAGCAGACGGGTTAATCGCTGATAACGCCATGCCAAGGAGATTTGAACCTGGTACGAACATTATTTCTCCTTAACGAGTGAAGTGCAGGATGCCAGCATCAGGCCGGTAGCCTGCAATGGCTTCTCTGGTTCTAACCCTCTAGCTGCACGTGCTTTCTGGGTAGAATCCTCAAGTGGTGGCGAACTGATTTGCGTGATAGTCATCCGGACATCCCCGGCTGCCAGTTCTCCGATAGCGACAAAAACCTGTTCAGCTGAACGAGCGCCGCTTGCCACAGCCCTAACGCCAATCCCCATTTGGCGGGACCAGTTACCCTTTTCAGCGGCGACGGTTGGCCTGACAAATGGTCTGGGAGGAATATGCCTGGCGGGGCTTCCGTATTCCTGTGTCTGCGCTACCAGCGCCACTGGAGTGCCATCAGGATACTTGGCGGTATCCATCCAGCCGACCTCAACCTTCAGTCTCCCCATCTCCTGCACGCGCTTAACCAGCTCATCCAGACCTCTGCCCATTAGAACCTCCCGCCAACCTTTCTGAATGCACGACGCTCCGGAGCGCCACCAATATAGCCAAGGCCAATCGATAATCTAGCCAGCAATGCCGCGAGTTGCTCACCGTAAGGAGTCTTGCCAAGCCACGCCATAAACGCACCCTTGCTCGACGCTGCATTAGTGAAGCCGACACTTACAGAGCCAACCGTTGCGTTACTGATGATTCCTGTTGATCCGCTTGCCGGTGCTGCAGGTGTGCCGTTAATCATCAAGAGGTGGGCAGTGAGAAGCTCGGTCATCAGTTCCTGGCACTTCACGCACCGGAACCACCGGTTGCCGACGTCGATGTAGCAATCCACCATGTCGGCCATCAGCAGGATACTGTCTGTGGGATAGAGCACCGGGTTAACGAACTGCGGGAATTTTTCCCTGAACTCGTCGACGTCGATCATGGGTTACTTCTCCTCTTTCGGAGCCTTTTTACCCATCTTCGCGTAGTCTGCAGCGGTATCCTGGGCAGACTTATCTTTGTCCATCTCAGCACCGCGCTCTTCAGCGTCGTAGCCGTGTTTTGCCTTCTCGTCGAAGGACATAAATCCGCGCTCAACGAAGCCCATGAATGCCGGGTCAGCTTTGAGTTGCTCGAGTTCTTCGGTAGTGACTACTGTCGCCACGCCGCGCGGGGTGATCATGGTGCGCTTGTCTTGCGAATTAGCGCCGCCTTTAATCAGGACGCCTTTGTCGTAGGTATCCTTACGAGCATGGCCTTTCCAGACCGGGAAAAAATTGTCAGAAGTACAGGACGAATAAACTGCTGGCATGGTTATCTCCAGAAAGAAATGGGGCCGAAGCCCCTTAAATCAGATGCCGCTTGCGCGATAGACAGCGAATGGACGTTTCACCAGAGCACCGGAGGTGGCGTTAGTGAAGTCTTCGGTAACCAGCTTGCAGGACGTGTCCACGCCCAGCGCACGGAAGCGTGAAGGAACGATCTGGTCGATTACGCCACCACCGTCAGTACCAGAGTCACCAACCGTTTCTGCGTACAGGTAGAACACGTCAGCGCCGCCGTTGGCTTCATCCAGTTCGATGGCTGACTTAACGGTTACATTCGGGTAGTTCTCGCGCAGCCAGTCATACGGCGTTTCACCAAGGTCGTTTGGCGTCGACAGGTAGTCAACTTTTTCCGATGCCACAGCCAAGATGATTGGCGTAGCGGTTGGGTCGATGACTTCTTTCGACTGAACGCGCAGCGCCGCTAAACCGGTCAGCAGATCACGCACGATTTCCGCGTAGGTCTTTTTGTCCCAGGTGGTACCGCCAGTGCCAGCTGACACGGTGATGTATGCCGGAAGGTTCGGATCGTTCAGGTATCCGTAAATCGGGCGGGTGTCCGGATGCGTCGCATAGCCATAGAACGCGACACGGTTACGGGAGATTTCCAGCGCCAGGGAGGCTGCATTACGCTTGGTTTCAGAGGCGTTGATGCCAATGCGACCGGAGCGCAGACCTTCAAGCTCACCAACCTGCAAGCCCTCTTCAAAGCGAACGACACCTCGCTTCTCATAGGTCAGGTTCCAGCTGGACAGTGGAATATTGCCATAGTCGGTGTAAGGCTGTGCCACGCCAACCAGTTCCAGAATTTCCTGGATGACTTCTTCGTCTTCCCACGCGCCAGCAGTCACCACGCCCATCAGCTCATCGGCTTTGCGGGCGGCGGTGATTACCTGCACCTGACCAGGCAGCCATGCCTGCAGGAATTGCATGTAAGGGCTGTTACCCTGAGAGGCGTTGACAGTCAGACCGGGAATGCTGACGGCGGCGTCCATGCCATACGCCTGAGCATAGGACTGCGCGGCAAAGTCAGAAATGTGGATCCCCACTTTAGCGAGGGAACGGACATTATCCGCTGAATCCATCGCCACGCCACGCAGTTTGCTTTGCAGCAATTTAGCGGCAGCAGGAGACAGGCGCTTATGCACCTTTGAGATTTTAGGCATTTGTTATTTCCTTGAATTAAGGTGCTACGGCTGGAGTCGGCAGTTGCTGCAGGGCGACGATTGCAATGCCAGTGGTTACGTTGTAACGCACGACACGGGAGCCAGGGATAAGCGTAGAACTGGCAGGGGCAGCGGACGCCGGCGCAGCTACCAGGGAGCCGTCAGCTTTGTATGCGATCGCATCACCAACACCCGCGGCAGTAGTCAACTCCATAAACATGCCTGGAGTCTGGGATGTCGCTTCCAGTTGAGCGCCCTCCTCGATACCTGCCGCATCACCACCTAGCGCGGTATAAGCCGCCCACTCTTTCGGTGATGACAGGATTCCGACATACGTCCCGGAACCGCCGATGGATACCATACCGTTATCACCAGCGGACTGCGTCAGTGCTACTGCACCGAACGGGACTCGTTTACCTGCAGTACCGTCGAATTTAGTTTTCAACTGCACAGGCTCGGCGCGAACGTCGCCTGCCAGCGCGTGTTCACCGGGAATTCCCCATGCCAGATCGCTGCCTACAGTTTTTTGAAAGGTCATTCTGTTCCCCTTAAAGAGCATCGATTGCGGAAGATACAGCGTTGTCTTTGGTCGGCGCTGCGTCCTGACCGAATGCAACGATGGTGCGTGGAGTTGCGGCTTTCATCGCCAGTGCAGCATTCAGGGCTGAAACTTCATGGCCAGCTGCGATGCCTTTGATGCCGAGTTTCTCCAGGCCGTACTTCGCTACCGCCACGGTATCCATGGAGTCGCACGCAAACGCGCCGATGTGCTGAGTCAGGCGATTGGCCAGTTCGTTACGCTTGCCAAGTTCTTTCAGCAGCGCGCCTGTGTCCTGGGCTTTAACCTGCTTGGTCAGGGTGTTCACCTGCTTGGTCAATGCAGCGATCTTCGCATCCTGTGCCTTGCTTTCTTCGGTAGTGTCTTCGTCCTGAGCCTGCTCGGTGGTAGTGTCGTCATCCTGAGCAGTGGTTTCTTCCGAGGTATCCTCATCCGTCGCCGTAGTGGTGTCGGTGGTATCCTCGTCAGTAGCAGTTTCAGTACTCGCTTCGGTCTGGTTCATCTGCTGAAGCGCGGCCATGACAGCAGCAAGCTGCGTCGCGTCCAGCTTGCCGAGCGCAGCGATCAGTTCCTCTAAAGTCATCGTTTTATCTCCGTCGGAGTTTTGGTTTATGGCCTGGTCCATCACTGCGACGTCAGGTCCTGTTCTGCCCTCATCAACAAGGGCTAGATGGTTTCCGCAGCGGATATTTCGCTGCACATACTGATACGGTATTCCTTCAAACACACCTGGCGTTGGGTCAACGTCGTATTTGTAGCCAGGAGATAGCTCGGTCTTCCCGGATTGCAGAGCCTGCTTCAACTCATCAGAGAACACGCGAAGATTTGCCCGAAGATAAGGAGGGTCAAAATAGACCTTCTCTCCAACGATTCCGGCGACACCAGCATCGCCAGCATCAACGCCTTCGGTACCAAGCCATGCATGCCCATTGGTAAAGGGAATAAGTTTGAAGGATTCCAGCGTCTCCGGCCTGCTGAGTTCCTCCGCTGGGCGGTACACCTGGTAAATTCTGTCTGGGTCTGGCGCGCCGGGGATCTCGCTGCCGAGATAATCGAATATCCCGGCCTTAGTAATTGGGTTGCCCTCAACGTTGATCCAGCCGTTGTCATCGATAACGCGAGCGGAACGGTCGAGGGCTTTAGCGCCGGTTGTCATTATTTCACTCCAAAGTCGACCACCAGTTTGAATGTGCAACGACAGTTAATTTCCTCTCCGGGGATGACGTTCTGACCGCTATCGCCCACCGGAAGGCCAACGGCAAGGTCAAACTCTTCACCGTGCGCCTTAACATGTTTAGGACGGGAATGCGCAGGGCCTCGATGTGAGTGGATCCAGATGCCTTTGGTTGCCCCAGTTGCCTGGGCCTTCATCATTGCCGTGTCGTTGTACGCCTTTCGCGTCTGGTCCATTGCGATGTTTCGTGAGCGACGGTCGAGCTTGCCGTTGGCATCAGACAGGATGTCTTTCAGCGCGGACAGATCGCCAGGCGACTCGGCCACAGCCTTTCGAATCCTCTCGATGTGGTCCGTCGGCAACGTCGATATCAGTTGTGCATTCTTCTGCGCTGCGTCACGGAAGTACCCGCGCACAGCATCAGCGTTAACGGCATCGTCAAGTTTCAGCGCGGTGAATTGCCGCTGAGTAGACTTATCAGCGCCGTCGAGTACCGGGTTAAACATCGTGGGGGCGTAATCGCGGAACAGGTTGGCGTATTTGCCAGACAGTGTTGTCAGTTTTGAGTCGAGCGATGGGCCACTGGTTGCCAGTAACTCATCAGACAGGTTGCCTTTCATCCAGTTTACCAGGCGTCGGAGCCGTCGCTGGTACTGCTGCTCCAGATACAGGGGGCTGAAGAACGGCCGCGATTGCTCTTGCAAGTCCGTCGTTTTCTTCTCCGCCATCGTCTACCTCCTCAAACTCGTAGCCGCTGGATTCGTCATCCTTTAGCTTCTGCTGGTTCTGTTTCGCGCTAACCACACCCAGCTCCTGATAAATCTGAGCTGTCTGCGCCTTCGCCAGGCCGGTTTGCGCCTGCTCGGTTTCGGTAGGTTCGTCCAGCGGATTCCACACCACTTCGATATCCATGCTCTCGCCGAACTCTGATTTGGTCAGCAACTGGTAATGTCTATTCAGGAACGGCGTGCCGCTGTGCTCCTGAATGCCGGCCAACGTTTCACGGTAAGCTGACATCTCGAAATCACCGGTTGGGTTGAATCCCTTCGGCGATGTGCCGAGGAGTTTCGTTGCTGGCATCTCCGCAACCGACGCGACGAGCTGATACTCGGTCATGATTACTGAGTCGACGTCGCCAAGAGAGGTTTCGTGCTGCTCATACCCATCACTGTCACCAATGGGCATCACACCGAAGTTGTCACGACGTTCGACGAACTCCTGAATTTTCGTCAGGAAGTTGTCAGGGTCTGCCATCGCTTCCGCAAGGTCAGTCTTAACGACGTTAAGCCGCTTAGACATCAACAACTGCGGCCCTTCGTTCGCCGACCGCTCAGCGCCATACACGCGCTCCCAGATGAGCTGAGGCAACGGCAGCCCACCGAACAGATACGTCGGCTTGAGCACGTCAGCGACTTCTGAGTAACGAATGATGACGAGGTGTGACCGGTGATAACGCTTGTTGGCTATGCGCCAGTATGTCGGCTCGTAGAAGTTCTCTGACGATGGGTCAGTTACATCCACACCTTCCAGTTCAGGTGCGCACCAGTACGGGTCTACCTGGCTGATGCCGCGGTAACCACCCTCTGGCACACCGTCGATATTGAATGGCTTCTCGTAATACTTCGGGTCGTCGCTGTCCACACAGAAGATGGCAATACGAATGCCGAATACCCGATTGAAGCGCGCATACTCCTGCACCTGACGTTTGATTCCTCGCTTGCGGTCGATCTTCTCCAGGCGCTGAACCTTTTCCGGATCAACGCCAGTTATCTTCCAGCCGTTGCGCGTGGCGTCCTCTGGTGGGATTTTGCATGCACGGTTAACCAGCCACTGCTGAGCCATGACGGCACACAGCTGATGACCGATGAAGCTCTGCGACAGGAACCAGCCAACGATGTTGTCCGGTACGCCGCCGATAGTTGAGAAGCGATACCCAGCAGACGGTGATTGAGCGCACGACTCATCCATTGCTTTACCGGATGCATCAACAGGACGTGCAGCCCTGACGGGGAATGCAGTGCGCTCGATATCATCCAGGCTGAATGAAGCATGTTGCTTGTGCGTTGAGAAGGTGCCTGCTCGTTTCTTCTTTTCCGGCTCAGGCTTCGCCTCTTCAACAATTACTGCTGCTTTTGGTCGAAACCACTTAAGCCAGTTCCAGTTCATGAGAAAATGCCCTTCCCTTTTCTGCGGATCAGCCCATCCAGTGAATACCGGACAGCGTCCCAACAGTGGTTGTTTTTGTCTTCGATAATCGGCAGCACCTCACTGGTGACGCGATCCGTTTTGTAGGAATAGAGTCGGGCTTCTTTTGCCGTCTCTTTGCAGCGCGGGTGAATGATGATTTTCTTAAACCCGCGCAGATAGGTGATGCCATCTTCTACACTGCCCTGCCACTTCTTGGCGGCTGAGATATTGAATCCCTGCGCCTTGATGTGGCTGATTGTCTCAGGCCGCGAGTTATCCGCCTTGATAGGCCAGCGGCGCGCCTCTGGTATGCCGGGGAATGTCGCCTCGTCGGTAACTTTCCATTCTTCGAGTTGGCGAGGTTTCGCCCCATCCTTACCGGCGTAGAACTTCCACATGTCGTCGAGCTCAACGTGCTTGCCGTAGGCCTCGTATTCGATATACAGGCAGTTATCGAGAATGAAGTTGCGAACCAGTGTTGACGGATCTTCGGCGAAACCGAAGTCACCGCCGAACAGCAGGCGATCAGCCTTTTCCCAAAGGTCATCAGGGAAGCTCTGCACCACATAGCGATTCGCCAGCACCTGCTTGTTGGAGTTCTCGAGGTATGCGCCTTCCCATATCCACGCGTAATCGGCGTAGTCGAGAGTTGCCAGGTCGTCCTGTCGCTCCTCTTCCAGCACATCGGGGAACCACGGGTTATCGTTGTAGTTCATCTCGACGATGATGGATTTCTTCGGCGGGGTCTTCCTGAATCGCTTATCAGTGGCGCTGCCGTCTTTCTCCGGGTTCCACGTCACCCAGATTTCAGATCCTTTCTCTCGCACTGTCGGACGAAGTTTTTTCCAGGCGACATCAGACACCGATTCGGCTTCGTCCACCCATGCCAGCAGGATGCGCGCCTTCGACTTGATGCTGTCGAGGTTATGCCGCAGGCCACAGAACACGTAACTGACGCGACGGTTCTTCGTGCGGATGTACTTTTCACCAATGTCGAAGTAATCATTGAGCCACGGCACGGCGCGGATTGCCTGCTTCACCTCCTCCATACTCGACTCTTCGAGGGAGTTCATGTATTCGCGGCCACACACAATCACGCCACTTATCCCCGCCTCTGCTTTCTCGTAAGCGCGCACAGCACTCATCAAAGCAAAGGTGCGCGTCTTAGCCGAACCACGGCCACCATAAGCGCAGCGGTAACGGACATTCTCGGCGGTGAATACAGGAACGAGCTTCGCGGGGATCTGCAGATCAGCTGTTGCTCCCATCAGGCGAAACTCCAACTAAACGGATGGTGGTCGGCTTTGGTGACATGCTGCCATCAGAGGAAACGTTATCCACCACCTTGGCGGCCTCCCACCCCTGTAACTCGGCCAATTGCTTAATTGCGGCTTTGGGGTCGTGGAGCTTAATCTTCAGGCCTTGAGGGCCAGCGGTAAGCTCAGCGATAGCGGCCATTGCTTCAGGCGTCAGCAGTGCAGAATCTTTGAAGCTCCATGATGCCTGCATTATCGGATCGCCGTTCTCATCCTCACCAATCATTCCGTTGCGGAACTCAGCCAGATCAAATAGTGATGCGCGCCCGAGGGAGGTCAGGCGTTTGAGTGCCTCCTCTCGCCCCATAATGGCCTCGTCTACCACCTCTCCCTGAACCAATTTGAGAAACGCTACGACGTTAACATTTGCATACATTCTTGATGCTGCCGCTCGAATAGCGTCGCCCCTCGCTTTCCCCTTCGCTGCCTTGTATGCGTCGGTCTGGTTCTTACCTTTGATGATGGCCAGTGAGAATTGTTTCTGAAGCGGAGTCAGCGCATCGAAAAGAAGTTGCTGCTCTGCCGTGAGCTTTTTCGATGCCATGCGTACTCCTTAAACTTGCAATTCTGTTATTAACTGATGAAATAGTATGTTCTTCATCACAAAGCTGAAGGTTGGGTCGTAATGGAAATCACCACAATTAATCAATTAATCGCAGCATGCTCAGGCCTAATAGGTGCATGCATAGGCGCAAGTATCTCTGGATGGGTGAACTACCGAATCAGTCGTGGTAATCACGACATTGAAAAACTATCATTTGCTGCTGGCTTTGTTGCGGAAGTTGAGTCACTGCAAAAAGTCATGAGGGAAAGGAAATATTTAGAGGCATTCACCTCCATGGCTAACCACCCAGAAGTCCTAGCTGGAGAAAAGGTTTATTACACGATCTTGATACCTGACAACTTCTCCAGGTTTTATAATGCTAACCTGAATAAGGTTGGTTTACTGGGTGTAGAAAGAACGAAGTTATTAGTCCAATACCATCAAATACTTCAAGCTTTGGCTCAGGACTTCAAAGAAGGATCGTATGTCAATACTAATGGTTTTGATAAAGAAGCAATTGATGAATGCATACGTTTCTTTGAGCTAGCCCTAGCTATAGGCGATCAGATTGTGAATTTCGAACCGAACAATTAGATTTCCACGCTCGGTTATGCACCAGCACATCGCGCTTCGTCTGCTTGTCCATGACGGTGATATCGTTTTCCGTGAGATAAATTGGCCTCACCCAGTCACAGCCAGTGTCGATTAACTCAACCTTTGCGGGTCCAGTTTGAGCGCAGCTCACGATCAACGTCGTCATCAGGCATATGGCTAACAGTCTGCTGTACATTGCTGGCCTCTTTGGTTACTTCGACGCGGCGGTCTGCGGCTGCTTTGGTGGCTGCGGCGTTATCATCGGTATGCTGCTTATCAGCTTTTGCTTCGGCTTTCTCGCGGCCACGCATGCTACCCAAGCCGAACGCTGCGAGCACCATCAGTGCAGCAGCGGCGATAAACGCCAGTATGGCTTTCAGTTTCGTCATAGGCTTACACGCTCCCGCACCCAGCCATAAACGAACGACTCATTAGCCGGGCGCTGTTCTGCCAGTTCGAGATAACGCTGACCCTGGCTGCAGTTCAGTGATCGGAGCAATACCTCCTCCCCTTCACTTCCGCGTTTCGCCAGGAAGGACTTCAAGGCGCTGATGCTGCGCGGACCTATCTGGCCATCGGCAATCAGGTCGGGATAGAGTTGCTGCTGGTTGTTGAATACGTTCAGCCAACGCTGGAACCATTTCACCTGCACTGATGGCCCCATGTTCACTCCGGTGTCACAGAGTTCGGCGGCAATATCCGGTGATACAGCAGCAACCTGGTCGAAGCGTGGGCCATACCAGTAATCAGCCTCAAGGATTTCCAGGGCTTGCTGGCGCGTCAGATTACGCATATCACCGGTATAGCCATGTGCGCGTGCCGTTGCCTGAGTAATTCCCCAGTTCGTGGGACCGCCTTTGTCGTTCGGGTGATTAACGTAGCCACCTTCTTTGCCGAGGATGCTGTTGAAGATATCGTCTTTGGTCATCATTCAGCCCTTACGACTTTCGCCAGATTGCCTTTGGCTCGCCAGACAGCAATACAGATTGCCAGATTGAGAAATAACTCACCCGGATCAACGTTGCTGTAGTGGCCGAGGAGAATACGGAAAGCGGTGAAGCCTGCAGCCAGAATAAGCAGGTAAGCCATCCACGCGTAACCGGGTCGGTGTGTCTTCCCGGCTTTACTGAAGAACATCAGACGCATCACGATCGCCATACAGATGATCGCGTTTGCATCCAGGATGACGGAATGCCATGTCATTTCCCTTCCTCCTCCAGTCCAGGCATCTTTCCGCGCCGTGACTTGGCGACGATTCGAAGCAGGACTGCGACGGAAATGGAAGCGGATACCAGTGCACCGACATTCGGTGAAACTTCGATACTGACCGGCGGCTGCAACAGCCCGAGAGCTGTGTTAATAACCCCGGCGAGAATCTTGGCCATGGGAACGGAGAAGAACACGCCGCCCATGAACGAGATGACCGCGAAGAGCATCTGCTTCCAGAGTTGATGAGGCTCTGAGGTCAGCACATACATTGCCGCCCCGGCCAGCGCACATAACATTACGCCAGGCGTCGCCTCCGGGAACATCGTAGCGAAAGTGATCCCTACCGTAGCGGAGGTCACCCCACTGGCAATTGTGATTGGCTCAGACATAGTTATTCCGTGTATAGAGGTAGGCCGTCCGACACGATAGCTACGTGGCATATGAAGGTGATTGTCGGCGGCCTGAATAAAGAGCCCACGGCGCAGTGGGCAAGATGAGGGTGGTGCGTTGAGCTTTCGCTCTTATGGTCCTGGTAGGTATCCAGATACGAAAAAGCCCCAGCGATTAACTGGGGCTATTTTTGTAATTCGGTCGACAACCAAAGCTATGGCGACGATATCAGATTTACATGAAATATAAGCGTTTCAGTTCGGTTTTGCAATATCTTGCTGATAATTTGTCGACTTTTGTTGTGATCGTGATCGCGTTACGGCCATAAGCGAGCCGCTATCGAGCCGCTTAAAGCTGTTGCGCATTGCCAGCCAGTGAGGAAGATAGGTTTCTGTCCAAGTGGATTTCGCCACGCCAGCAAGTTCTGCCAGCGCCTGGTATTCGTAGGCATCCTTACCCGCCAACTCCGCTTTGACGTCCTGCGCCGCCAGCCAGATAAGCTTCTTCAGGCGCTCCATCGTCTTGCCAGCCATCTTCTTCGCGACGAGCTGCTCCAGGAACTCTGCCCACGCCCACTGGGTTATCGCCACCTGATATTCGAAGCGCACGTTCTCGCTGTAGCTCCATAGCAGCCACGCCCTCTGGTGTTCGTCCAACGACAGTACCGCGCGGCGCCATGATGCTGTAGAGAACTCCACCGGGTTGACCAGTGGAATGTGGGAGCCTTTCGCGCGTGACTGCTGGCCGGGGATCGGCGGGTTATTGGGATTCATTAAACGCCCGTTCACCGGGTTGACCACCTTCATCCTGCCCCGGCTGCGTAGAGTGGCTGTAAACATCGCGTTCTCGGCGAATGCTACCAGTTGACCTTTCGTTGCTCCGCTCATATCTGCCGTGGCCACAATCAGCTGCTGGCGAACGTATTCGAGGTATTGAGTGTTCATTAAGCGGCTTCCTTCTGTGGTTGGCTGGTTTTAGTGTGCTTTGCTATTGGTGGCATGCTGGCGCGCTTAACGCTTTCTGCCTGGTACCGTGCTATCTCGTCTCTGGTCACGGCGCACACTCCCCAATAATGATCTGCCCTTTCTCTCCCCAGAGCTTTGTCACCCGGCCATCCCAGACGCGGCTGTCGTCGTCGAAAATGGCATCGAGTAACGCCTTTTCCAAGTTGTCTTTATCCGGTTTCTGCTGATGAGCATGGCCATTCAGTTGTGCCCGCTTCTTCTGGCTCCAGCTTTTTGGCATGGGAATGATGAAGGTGACGTGATAACCGGATTCAGGCAGGCAGATCCCTAGCAGGCGTACTTCGGCTTTAAAAGCCCAATACGCTGCTGTTCCCGGACGTTTTACCCATCTGTCCCGTTGAGTCATGCGAGGTTTGCTGACAGGAGTAATATCGTAAATATTCATATCTTCACGAGCCCCTCTTTCAGCCAAATAACCTGCGTGCGTGCCATGCCTTCCAGCGCGCACTCCTTCGCATATTCCGCATCGACAAGACGCGTACGGCGATCAATCTCGTCGTGGCAGCTGCTACATGCGATGGTGGCGATCAGGTCAGGCGGCTTGATTCCGGTACCGCATAGACCAGCTATACGGATATGTGCCAGCACCGAAGTTTCAGAGTTTCCGTTGCATATCCCAGGGATCCGCACCTGGCATTCGCGCCCGCGTGCTGCTTTGCACAAATTAGCCATGCTGCCTCCGTGCCGCGAGACGCAGCCATTTCTGATCCACTAGGCGGGATGTGTAATCTTTGAGAGTGGGTATTTCTGATGGGCTCAGTTCCGGCTTACGCTTGCTGTGCGCCGGTACTTTGTAGATGCCTCCATTCATGACGCGATTGATGAGGTTAGCCATGCTTCTCACCCCACTGTTTCGCCCATTCGATTTCGAGGCGGGATTTCTCGCTGAACTTCACGCTCTGCTGCGTACCGAACCAGTAGATAGCCTCAATGACTTCAACCATCTGCCGAACGGTCATCTTGCTTGTACGCTGACCGAACATCACAACGCCGCCGTCGAGACCAGGTGCCATCCTCTGCTCTTGCTTTTTGGCCTTGGCGACCATCGCGGTGATCAGGTCTTTCCAGTCGTCAGGGTCGTACTTATTGCCGAACCAGGTTACCTGGTCAGAGAGGTCTTTCAGTAACGGCCACATCTTGCGATTCTGATCCAGCGTGCGCGTCATCTCCTTGATGTCGAGAATCAGTGGTCGTCTGGCATCCACCGGCAACTGGCGGATGTAGTTGATAGCGTTCTGCTTGATGGCGTCGTTCATGAGGTGGAATTGTTGCTTCACACGCCACCTCCGGGAGGTAACGCAGAATGCAGAAAATCGCAGGTGCATTTCTGCATCTGTGACAAGGTGAAGAGTTCAGATTGTGGTCGCATTTAAGTCCCCTTAAATGCGCAGAAGTCATCGAAGTTGTTCAGGCTCCGATGACGCGATTATGGCTGGTTGATTTCAGAAAATCAATTATCCGGGGTTGGTCTGAAAAACATACCCATCGGCTGTATCGTGGACAAAATAATAATCTCTATACCCATCTTCGGCCCCAACCACGTTCAAGCTTATGGCCATCTTGTAGGGCATGCCCAGGAAAAGGCCATCACTTAGCTCACTCTTTTCTATAGTGATTTGATGATTTGCTACCGGCCCATTCCTCCCCTGCCGGGTAGAATAAATATATTCAGCATCCATATAGTCACTGAAATGTTCTCGTGTAAAAACCTTCACCTTTTCCATCATTAACTCTCCTGCTTTAGGTAAACCGGATCGAGACTGAGTTTAAAATGGTTTAAGTATTAATGCTCACCTTTATAGCAAAAACTTTAACCGGATCAGGGCCGAAGTGCGGATGTGTTATTACCTTGATTTCATATCCGCCATACGGGACGTCAATTCTACGACTGGAATCATCGCGCTTCGGATATCCTTTTGTGATGATCAGACGGTCATACTCGCGGTTAAAGAGGCGCTTTTTCCAGTAGTCATTAACAAGGCGATACTCTTCCGTTTTCTCTCCGCGAATCATGGCATCGAAGTATTCACCTTTGACTGCAAGTTGCAGGTTAGCCACGGTTAACCTCCTTCGGCGGTTCTGGCAGCGGCATCCAGTCGGTGACACTGCGGCTCTGTGTTTCAAAAAATTCATCACCGCACTGTTCGCAGTTATGAATACCCTCTATAGCCATAATTCGCTCATCGTCGGTTACATTCTACGCCGCCAGCTCCCTGCACTTGCTCTCGGCGTTAGCGAGATGTACTGCCATATCGGTGAGTTTCAGTTCCAGATTGTGAATAGTCGCGTCTGCTGCCCGGAACTCGCTATGTGACTCGGCAAGTTGCAGTTCCAGTTCTTGATAAGTTGGTTTCACGCTGATGTTCTCCCGTAAAACGCCAGTACACGCTGCATTGCTGCCGAGTTCTTGCATTCCTGAAATATCCCGTTGGTACTAACGAGGCCTTCACGTTCCGCTTCTGTGGAGTATCGGTAATACACCGTTCTCCATACCCTTCCTTCAGGGACAATTACTCCGTCATGAAACATGATGTTTGCAGCCTGATTGATGCTGGTCATCGTTGTTCCGCTGGCTGCTGATACATCAGGCGCACAAAAATTTTTATGCGTCTTTAGGTAGTTAAGAATTGCCTGCTTACCAGTCATCTCACACCATTCCGCTCGACTTGTTGCGGTTGTACTTCGCCTGCAGCAGTTGGATAGGCGTCGGTCCTCGATCGGCAACTGGTGCGGCAATTGCCCGACGCACAGGCGGCACTGGCTTACCATCACAGACACGCTTCTCCCACATGTCCAGCAGGACACCGGCCTCACGCGCCAGCTCACCATGCGTTAACTGGCGCTCTGTGCTGCGGTGGCGAAGTTCGAGGCAGATGTGGTACATGACCGGCTGTGACCAGGGGAATTGCTCGCTGGAGGTGAATTCGAACGAACGGTTACGCCAGTCCCAGTATTCGGTGATCACCTGTTCAATGGTGATACCCAGTACCCCGCCACTCTGCTTGCACCAAGCGACGAACTGGCCCGGCGACGGCAGAAATGGGCGCTCCTGGCGGCGTGCTATACGCATACCGGCATCAACCTGGGTCATTGAGTGGATCCCATTCTCCTGAAACGCCAGCAGCCACTGACGGCGGAATTCGTTCAGGTCGTCCTGGGTGCGGAAGTTAGCCATGCTGGCCGGAAACGCGGCACGCAGCTGGTTTAACAGTCCGTTGAATACCAGAGCCACCTGCTCAACCGGCGCGCGCTCCTGGTACTGCTCTGGCAGGTTATGGGCTATGCGGCTCATCTGCTCACGGTCGTGGTTACGTAACTGCTCTGCAAAAGATTTCATCGCATAACCTCATAGGCCCAGTCAGTGTTGTTGAAGTCGAGTTCTGGCTTGTTACCTGTCGTTCTGGTTTCACCAGTGATTTGTTTCGTGCGCTGGATATCGAGCTGCGTCCACTTCTCACGCAGTGTTGAAGGGCAAAGCACGTTTCCCTTCCAGAATTTGTCTTCACAGGCCCACTTGAACAGTGTGGCGATCTCCTTGTGAGTTCTCTGGTCACGCTCTCGCATCAGGCGAATATCATTGGTCCATGCTGCATAGTTCGGTTTTCTGGCAGACGAAGAGATGCTTTGCACGACATCGAAGAGCCACTCTGCACAGCGAAGGTCTTCTGAGTTACCCCACTTTGTGCCGCTCTGAATTGCCGCTTCAGGTTTCAAGACAGGAGGTTTCTTTCCAAGCTTGTCAGAGGATTCGTCAGAATTCTCGGACGTAGAGGTCTTATTGTTTTTATTATTGTTAGTTAATGTCTTGTTCTGTTCATCGGTTGGTTTATCGGATGGTTCATCGGCTACCAACCTCAAACCCGCGCCATTACTGCCTTTTCCTTTGTCGGAAGGTTCATCGGAAGGTTCATCGGGTAAAGCGACCTGATACGAGGCGTAATTTGTGATGGTTATCACTGTTCCAAACCGGTTTCCTTCAGTGCTTATCATCCCCTCTTTGATGAAGAAATTAAGCATTCTGGTTACTGCTTGTGGACTCTTTTCTTTCCCGTCCTGATCACGAAGTTTTCTTGCCAGAATGGCCGCTGTAGTGACTAGTTGACCATTTGATAGCTCCCATTGCTTATTGGCAAATTCAACTGTTCTGACGCGGTAGGAAGCCTCTCCCAGCAATCGAACCCAGAGAGCCATTTTTGCGGTATCTTTAGCCCAATCTGTTTGAAGGAGACTTCTGAACAGAGAGAAATGGCCGAACTTTTTGTTCTCCATTCTGTTGCTCCGGAAGTATCCCGGCTCAGGCGCCGGGAAGTTGAATACTCTGGCGATATTTGTCATAATTACTCTTGTGAATTGATCCAGTTAATTCCACCTGAAGGCCGCTTCTGTTCGCGCAGAGCGGCTTTCGCCATTTTTGAAACCGTCATACAACCCCCAACATCATTTGAACCATTTCCATCAGCGGACCGGTTAAGCCAGGGTCAACGCGGTACATCTCCACAATCCCCTCGCTCAGTTCTTTCAGCTTCTGATGCCGTGGCGCATCCATTGCGACGGCAATTTTCGCTTCGCTGGTTTCCTTCTCCATGCGTACCAGACGAGCCATTAGGCTATCTTCCGGCATCAACTTTTCCCGATATTCCAGCGGCAGAACAGCCATGATTGCTGGAGTCAGTTTCCGCACGTTTTCTCGGTACTGCTCGGAGTCGAAGCGGTTATCCAGGAAGCGAAAGAGCTTCTGGCGCGCCCGGCTGATGTCTTCCGGGAAGCTGATAGCAGTCCCGCCCTGCTCCCGATATTCGTTGATGATGAGCGCTGACACCACGTCCTGATTGTCGATAGCAGCTGACCAGCCGCGAACCGCCGCGCGGATCAACTCATGATTATTGTCCGGTTCCGGTTGAGCGCGATTTATCAGCACGCTGCTGTGTATTCCGGTACTCTGTTGATACGTAAGTGATTGCATATCGCTATCTCTATCGTTGAATAGTTAATAATTGGCTGATTACTCAGCCGGTTTAATAGGGTTCCAGATTGTTAAAGAGCGGTGAGCTGTTGCGCGGCTCAGGCGATGGAGCCCGGATGCGGAAAAATTGCTGGGAGATCTGGACGAAACTCGTAAGCCTTAATCTCCCCATCAACCGCATTAACAAGGTCGAGCACATGGACTGGCGAAATTCGCTTCTTGCCATTCAGCCAGTCACAGATCGTTGATTGGGCCTTCCCACAACGTTTCGCCAGCTCTTTCTGGCTGCCAGCAATGGCAATCGCCTTTTCTACTGCGGGGTTTTTCATAATCACCTCAACTATCAATTTTAAGCGATTATGATTATCACCCTGGCGAATGTCAATCGCCTATGCGATTTTTTGCTAAATAATCGCATAGGCGATAGGATTAAAGAAAGTGTTTTTAAGGGGTGTGTATGGAATTCTCTGAGCGCTTAGCGCATGCGATGTCTTCCGCAGGATATACGCAGGGCAGGCTCGCAAAAGCTGTAGGGATGGCGCAATCCAGCGTTAATAAGCTATTGAATGGTGCGAGCAGCTCACGCAAAACTGTAGAAATTGCATCGGTTCTCGGTGTGCGTCCGGAATGGCTGTCTACTGGCGAAGGTGAAATGTTTGCCGGTAGCGCAAATGAATCCCCTACACTATACAAGGTTAGAAAGCCAAACAGTGGGATCTATCGCGTGGATGTTCTCGACGTTAAAGCCAGTGCGGGCCCGGGTGCCTTAGTTACCAGCGATTTCATTGAAACCATTAGAGCTATTGAATACACATCTGAGCAAGCGCGCTCTCTGTTCGGTAACCGCCCAGCTGAAAATATAAAGGTCATCACAGTTAGCGGTGACAGCATGGATGGAACAATTTCTCCGGGAGACCAAATCTTTGTTGATATCGGCGTCACTGCATTCGACAGTGATGGCGTTTATGTCTTTGCTTTTGGTAAAACATTACACGTCAAGCGACTTCAGATGCAGCGTGACCGCCTGGCTGTAATCTCTGATAACCCTATTTACGAGAAGTGGTATGTTGAGCCTGGTGATGAAGACCAGTTCTATGTAATGGCAAGAGTGCTTTTACGACAGTCGATAGATTATAAAAGATTCGCATAGCCCGGTTACCGGGCTTAGCACCTCCACCCCTCTTTAATCATCTTTTCACGAAGTTCTTCAATCCGCTTGTAATCCTTTCTTTTCTTCAAGATCACCACTAACTGAGAAAATCCATAGTGTGATGGCGGATAGAATTCGCTCGGGTACTTGTTGCCAGTTAACGACTCATATTCTTCTACTCTTTTATCATGAGCCCTCTTCAGCGCCGGAAATGCCAATTCTGAAAGAGCAATCATTTGCTCACACAGATGCTCAGCGCGCGCAAGATTATTAGCTTCATCCCTCAGTTTGTAATATTTCTTAATCTCTTCCTGAAGCCCGAAATGAACTTGAACGATCTGTTCATGGCTCAGCCACCGCAACCTATCAACCCACTCTTGAAGTTCCATTTATTCACTCCTTCACCGAAAAAAACAGATTACCACGTAAATAATTTTAATTAAAAATCGCCATATCAATCACACATTTATCGCCTTACCTATCATTAATATCGTTTAAGCGATTGACTACGATAATCGCCATAGCTATTATTAGCCTATCGAAACGAAACATCGACAGCTGAGCGAAGTTAGCCAGCGGCGGACAGCAAGTCGCCTGCTTTTTAACAACATGCAGATTTACAGCGTCAATGACCGGTTAAGACCCCTACACGTAAACGTGCTGTATCACCGGGTGCGATCCGGTCGGTGAGAGAATATCCCCGCGCGAGAGCGAGAACGGCGTGAGAACGGGCAACACTGGCAGGGAGTTGACGCTGACCAATACAGGGAATGTTTTGGGCTGGCAGACGGTTATCAGCTAGTTGGTGAGTTAATGGCTCACCAAGGCGACGACGGCCTTCCCTGCTTCCTTGTGGGGAGTCAGCACCAAAGCATTTCTCCCGCATCAGCGGGTAACGACAGAGAGGTGAGATATGGGAGATGTTATAAGGGCGCCGATGATGCTCACGCTCGACGCCAGAGAGGCAGTTCAGAAAATGGAGGAAGCCATAAAGCTACTTAAACTTCCATCCGTGTCCTTTGAAGGTCTTCCGCAGCATGTCATCGACCTGCTTCTTGACAGCCTTAGTGGCCTGTTCGATAACGTCGTCCTTCGTTATGTTCCTCCCGCAATCAGCACAGGATACATCCACGAAATTACTATCAAAGTCGAAATCGTCGGGTCTCTTGATGAGTTCACTTCCGCAATCGGGGCAGTGAATTTTCAGCGTACTAGTGCTCATTAATCATTCCTTAATTGCCTGTGGAATAGCCAATTCAGCAATTTCCTTTGTCTGTGGAAAGCAAGGAAACCATGCGCCGGGCATGGATAAATACCCCGGCAACAATCTGGAATGTTTTGTAGTGCGGTGAAATGCAGCTGCCAGACAGTAACTGGGAAGATAAGCATCCCTGCACCGCACCACAAAGGATTTCAACACAAGCAGCCCAATGCGGCTTTTTTCATACCTCAGCGGCTTCTCAGAGGACGCTCAGTTATGAACGGCGGCTATCCACCGCCCATTAGCGCAGAAGTCTTGTATTAACCGTTCCGTTCGCCGCGATAAGGCCAAGAGGATTTATGACAGACCTGAAAGAGATAATCGCTAAGCTTTTGGAAGACGCTCGTCACCTTAATGAAATTGCTCAGAATGCTGGCACCGCAGCCCGTATCAAAGAAGCCGAAAAGGCTCTTAAGGCTGCTTCATGACAGTCACCCACAACGGCAAGCAGTACACCGTAAAGTGCTGCGCCATTAACAATAACGAATGGCGGCTAACGTCGCTCACCAACCCGCGAGAGCAAGTCACGCTGAACCGCTGGCAGATGCATGTTGCTGGTTTACTGGCTCAGGTGGAGGGTAAGAAATGATGTCTCACTACGGAACGACTCCAATGATTCGCCAGTGCGTCACTCCCGGCATGATGGCACTGCACAAAGGCCGCACCTATCGCGTCTCAGCAGTAATCCAGGAGAGAAAATGGGTATACCTGCACACCGATGCAGAAATCATCCGTCTCAGTGATTGCGTGATTGACGTCCTTCTCGACGGACGCGGAAACCCTATCCAGCACTAACCACCCTATTCAACCGATCAGCCTGGCTTTCTGCGGGCGGGATCTGCACATCCAAATTTCAGGAGAAACCATGAGCGAAGTAACGGACTTAACTGTCATCGAAATCAAGCCGGAGCAGGCACCAGTGCTTTACGTAGCGGGCGGCCTAGATGCTTACCTCGAACAAATCCGCATGGCAGTAAACGAAGTACCAGACCTGTCCACGAAGAAAGGCCGTGACCGTATCGCCTCTCTGGCGGCGCAGGTATCCCGCAGCAAGACGGCAATCGAAAAACCAGGCCGTGAGTACCTGAAGCGTCTTAAAGAGGCTGTGCGTCCTGCTGAGGCCGAGATTAAGCGTTTCGTTGATGCGTGTGACGAGCTGCGCGATGCGACCCGCCGCCCACTCACAGAATGGGAAGCCGAGCAGGAACACATCAAGGCTGAAGAAGCCATGAACGCGCTGCACGCCGAAGCGCTGGAGATGAACATCAAGTTAGATCAGGAGCTGGCGGCCAAGTTTAAAGCAGACCACGAGATGGCCCTGCTGATGAACGATGCTTTCGACCGTGACCGCGAAGAACAGCGTCGCCTGGTGGAACAAGCACAGCGTGAACGTGATGAGCAGCTGAAGCGTGAAGCGGCAGAACAAGCCCGCCGAGATGCAGAAGCGAAGCACAAGGCAGAGATTGAAGCGGCGGCGCGCCGTGAAGCTGGAGAGAAAGCGCGCGCTGAAGCTGCGGAACGCCAGCGTATTGAAGCGGAACAGCGTGCGGCACGTGAGAAGCAGGAAGCAGAAGAGAGGGCGGAGCGTGAAAAAGTCACGGCGGTTGAAGCTGAGCGTCTGAAAGCAAAACAGGCCGAAGATGCTCGCCTGGCGGAAGAGAAACGCAAAGCCGATGAGCAGGCGAAGCGAGAAGCAGACGTGAAGCACCGGAAGACGGTCGGCACCAACATCGTTAACGCGCTCACCAGCCACACCAGCTTAACTCGCGAACAGGCTATCGAAGTACTTACCGCTCTGAAAGATGACCTGCTCCCCTGCGCGAAAATTCATTACTGAGGCAACCATGAACGCATTCCTCACTTACGACCGCATCGAAGATCGGCGCTGGGTTGAACAGCTGCTCACCGATGAGAAAGAGAAGTGGATCGACGACCGGGCGCAGCAAATCATCGACATGATGCCCAAAGAGCCGTCTGGCCTCTTCCACTTCTCCGTACCGATTGACTCCAGCCCATACGAAGGACTTCGCAGCGATAAAGCTGGCGAGGCCTATAACGACTTCGTTTCGGCAGTGGCCTACGCCCAGGCAGAGCACGACTGGGAGCACCGTACCGGCTGCCCGTTTTAATTTTTGAGGGGATTAACAATGAGCACTGCACTTTCCACCATGGCCGGGAAACTGGCCGCACGCCTCGGCATGGATGCCGGTACAGACCTGATGAATACGCTGAAGAATACAGCGTTTAAAGGTGGCAACGTCACGGACGAGCAGTTTACAGCCCTGCTGATCGTCGCCAACCAGTACGGTCTGAACCCATGGACCAAAGAGATTTACGCATTCCCCGATAAAGGCGGGATTGTCCCGGTTGTCGGTGTGGATGGATGGGCGCGAATTATCAACGAGCACCCGCAGTTTGACGGCATGGAATTCTCTTATGACAAAGAAGAAGGCGCGTGCACCTGCAAGATTTACCGCAAAGACCGTAAGCACCCGACCATTGTCACCGAGTACATGGGCGAGTGTAAACGCAATACTCAGCCATGGCAGTCCCACCCTACCCGCATGCTTCGCCACAAGACACTGATTCAGTGCGCGCGTCTGGCCTTTGGGTTCGCTGGCATCTTTGACCAGGACGAAGCCGAGCGAGTTATTGAAGGGACAACAGCGGAAGTTCATGCAGGCCATGAATCAGACAGTCGCCGCCCCGAACTAATCGCTAAAGGTGAGTCTGCCGCCCGCCTTGGAACTGTGAAGTATCAGGAGTTCTGGGTGGCGCTGAGCGCAGAAGAGAAGCAGGTGATCGGCGCAGTTGAGAAGCGACGCATGTATAGCATGAGTCTTGCTGTCGACAACGCCGAACCTATCAATGCCGCAGAGACGGAGGCTGAGTGATGGAACAACGCACACCAGAATGGTTTGCCGCGCGCTGCGGAAAGGTCACAGCCAGCCGTTTGGCTGATGTCATGGCCCGTACTAAGTCTGGCTACTCAGCAAGCCGCCAGAACTACATGGCTGAGCTGATTTGCCAGCGGCTGACCGGGAAACTGGAAGAAGGATTCTCCAATGCCGCGATGATGCGCGGCACAGAGCTAGAGCCAGTGGCGCGCGAGATGTACGCGCTGAATGAGTTCGATGCGGAAATAACTGAGGTTGGACTCATCGATCACCCAACCATCCCCGGATTCGCAGCCAGCCCGGACGGACTTGTTAACGACGACGGGCTTATCGAAATCAAATGCCCAAACACCTGGACCCATCTTGAAACTCTGAAAACTGGCGAGCCAAAGCGCCAGTACATGCTGCAAATGCATGCACAGATGATGTGCACCGGGCGTAAATGGTGTGATTTCGTTAGTTTCGATGATCGCCTTCCGCCTGACCTCGCCTATTTCAAGAAGCGCATTCATTTCGATGAAGAACTCGCGGGCGAAATCGAATCTGAAGTTAAGAGCTTCCTTGCTGATCTGGATTCGGAGATTCAGAAAATTACTGAGCGTGCAGCATGAAACGCACACCCTTTTACCGCAGTCCCGGGCGCACCGGGCAATTCTCCGGCCTCCGTGAACGCGTTATCTGGATGATTCAGACGCGAGGCCGCCCGGTAACCGGAAACGAAATCGCTGAGAAGTTCGGCGTAACGCTCATCGAGTTTAACCGCTCTGCAAAGAACCTTACGCGCAGAACCGGCAAGGTTGCCCGTCTTGAGGCATCTCCTACCTGGGTTACTGAATCGGGAATTGTCGATCGGCAATTCAACTTAGTAACCCCGGCCAAAGTAGTTGTCCCACAAGGAAAGACGCGTCTTTGCACTCGCAGCGCCGTTCTCCATGCTTCTAAAAAAGCTCATCAGGAATGCATGGATAAAGCTGCACGTCGCAGCAGGCTGATAAAGGCCAATCTCTACATTGACGAATTTGAGGCGGTGCTATGACTAACTGGAAAACAGAAGAACTCGCCCTGCTCTGGCGCCACAACAACGCCACGGTCGCCGAGCTGACCGGGTGCAGCATTGAGGAAGTCGCTGATCGGCGGTTGAAAGCGAACATTGAGCGGAACGGTTGGAATCGGAATGACCCGGAGCGAGAGCAATGACTGATTATACCGGAAGCAACACGCCTGCCGAACATCGTGACAGCTGGCGCACACCACCAGAGATTTTTGCTGCGCTTAATGCAGAATTCGTTTTTCAACTCGATGCTGCAGCCAGCGAAAAAAACCGGCTATGTCGGCTTTTTATCTCACAGGAGCAAAACACATTAACCACTTCATGGCCTGAAGCAATGGGATATGCCTCTGGCTATGTCTGGCTGAATCCACCATACAGCAATATTTCCCCTTTTGTGAAAAAGGCAGCCACTGAAAACAAATTCAGTAGTGTGGGATGTGTAATGTTATTGCCTGCTGACACGTCTGTCGGCTGGTTTCATGAAGCGATACAAACCGCCAGTGAGGTCAGATTCATCACGGCAGGACGACTGGCATTTATCAACCCGGTCACCGGTAAGCCGGTCTCTGGAAATAGCAAAGGTTCCATCCTAATTATCTGGCACCCATACCCCCGTACACACTGCCACTTTACGACCGTTGATCGTGGCGAGTTGATGGCGTTCGGCTCCAGGATTCTTGCCCGTCGGGAGGCTGCATGACAACCACGAAATGTATTTTTCTAGCGGTGGGCTTCATATTCTGTGTGCTTATGCTTGCCGACATGGGGCTTGTTCAATGACACATCAGCCGGAAAACGCCCTTCGCAGCATTGCCCGTCAGGCTAATTCTGAAATCAAAAAAGCCAGACAGCAGTTTCCAGATAAAAACGTCGATGACATTTGCCGTAGCGTGCTGAAGAAGCACCGGGAAACGGTAACGCTGATGGGATTCACACCGACTCATTTAAGTCTGGCGATCGGCATATTGAACGGCGTCTTTAAGGAACGGTGGACATGAAAATCAAAATCATCAGGGAGCTACAGGCTCCTTTTTTACTGGTCGCGTTCACCTTCAACCGAATTAACCGACAGTTCATGGAGCACTGATTATGGACATTATCGATACAGCATCAGAATTGGAAGACCTGCAGCGCAACGCCGCACTTAGCCGCCACCGCATTAACCACTCAGCAGTATCAGCAACGCACTGTGAGGAGTGCGGGGATAAGTTACTTGATGCTCGCCGGAAAGCGTATCCTGGATGCACGATGTGTGTGAACTGCCTGACTGAGTTGGAGTTGAGACAGAAACAGCGAGGTTCGTAATGTTCCAGCTAATTCAACGGGGTCAGATATACGCTGATAGCGCCGGGTGGCCGGTAATAATCCACTCCGTCACATCACAGATAGTCCGCTACTGGCGACAGGGCCGGATCAACACCGCTTCAATCGACCGATTCAACAATGACTTTGAGCTCCTCGATCACCGTGATGCGATACAGATACGCGCCGAACTGGAGAAGAGCGAGCACATTAAATCGCTGCGCGCCCAGCGTGCGGCATGAGATTGTCGTAATTAATGGGTGTGAAATGTTGAGCATCAGCACTGTTGTCATCCCACTATTCGCGATAACATTCCTTACGTTTTCAATTAGCAAAAGGAGTTATCGCATGGCAACTGGAGTACCAGACACCTGCCCTAAGTGTGGGTCAAACAGAGTTGGAAAAGAGAGAATTATGGGCATGCAGACGGGAGACTGGATTTGCGGAAATTGCGGAGAAACTGACTCAATAAAAAGAGCAGTTTACCCACCAAAGAAGGACCACGATGAAAAAGAAGAATAGTAATTCTTCATAAACCTAAACAACCCGCCAAGTGCGGGTTTTTTATTGCCTGGAGAAAAGCATGCAAACAACAATCAGCATTCAGCCGGTTCTGGTTAACCGTGAGCGCGTTCAGGAGATGCTTGGCGGTATTTCCAGAACCACATTTTATCGAAAGCGCAAACAGTGGGAAGAATCTGGCACACCATTCCCGCAGGAAGTGGAAGAAATACACCCGCCGAAAGGTGGCGCTCTCTTCCGCTATGTAGAAGTTATTCAGTTCTGCAAAGATAAAGGACTATTGGCTGCACACGCCTGA